TCGTCCCATGATAGTTGAACGGTGAGGTCAACTTTGAAGGTTTCGCTGAAGATGTCCGTTTGGTTTTTACGGTCATACAAATACAACCCACGCTGAACAACGTCGCGTGTCTTGTCTACCGCATCAACGAAAAGAGTTTCATCCGGCAACCTAAGTTTTCCGGTTAGCTCTTTGGTTGGCTCGTAGTTTGTAATGGTGTTGAAGTGCCACTCTTCGGTTTGCACTTCCTTTGAGACTTCACGTAGAGCGGTCAAGGCGGTGCTGGCGGAAATTGGTAGTGCTGCTGAGTCAGCTAGCGTGTTTACGGGTGCTTCACCAATATGCCCAAGCATTTGGTTTACACTTTCTAGTTCAGTAGTTAGAGCCATTTGTTTATTTTAAGTTAGCAACGCCAGCGTTTAAGAGCGAGCGCTTTTCTTGTAGGGCGACCTTTTTTGTCTTCCATAGGTCCTTTGACGCCCGACATGCGAGAACAGAATGAACGCTTACGAGCAGCCCTTTTTCCTTTAGGGTTTTTCTCCGTGACCGGAGCTTTGAGATTAGAGCCTGTTTTGCGGTTATAGTGGTCGCGTCCTTTTTTGGTGAGACCGCCTTTCTTAGACTTATGTTCTATCCGCATATTTACTCTCTTCTTCTTCATAGGAAAAAAAGGGGCCTCCAAAGACTATTCTAAGGAGGCCCCTATAGGGTTTATGTATTAAGACCTAACGCTCACAGCAGCTTCAGGACGAAGGATGCCATGACCCATTGCGTATTTCGCAAGCATGAGGGTAGCTTGTTTAGGAATGGAGTATTCCGATTCCACAGCGAGGTCCATAAGCTTGACAGTTCCGATAGCGGACTTGTGACCAGCAACGAACTTAAGAACGTCGAGACCAGCGTCAAGATAGCCTTTACCACCCGACAAGCCGTCAGCGTCATCGAACGGGTTGTTCTTAGCGTTGGCGTCGTCACCAGTAGTAGCGCTAATCGCGATGTCAGACAAGTGAGTCGAGCTGAAGATTTTCAGTCCAACAAGCTCCAACACCTTACCAGAAGCAATGCTACCAGCACCGCTAAAGTCGCGGTTGATGGCTGCGTTATCACTACCTGCGAGGAGGTAGTAAAGCTCAGGCGTCAGGATAGCGAAGCGGTCTTCAGACGGGATGTCTTGCTCGTCCAGTTTCTGCGCGATGAGGCGGAAAGTCTGGATGAGGTTAGCAGCAGTGCTTAGGTCCGCAGGAGCACCAGTGGTGGTTCCACAATCAATCACAGTGCCTTGAGCAGCATCAGGGTTAGCGCGAGCAGCATCGTCCACATGAGAAGCAGCAACGAGAGTTCGCATAGTAGCGAGGTCGAAGCGCTTAGCAAGTGCGCGTCCCAACTCGGTCGAATAGGCAGAACGCACGTCGTAGTGGTTCTTCAATTCGTCGATGTTAGCGATGGACGTAGCAGCAATCAGCACATCATCAATGTTGATTACTCGCTCTTTGTGATTGAGTTTTGAAACGTAATCAGTGCCGTTGTTGGCTTCAAATACGTCGTCACCGGGGGTGTGATACTTAGCAGTTGCTTTGCCCATAGTGGGGAACTGCGCCGACTTACCACTCGAAATAGTCCGAACGGTATGGAGGTCTTTCATCACGTTATTTTCTTCAAACGTGGTGAGGACTTCGTTAGCAAATACCTTTAGAAACAAAGCGTCGGTGTCTCCAGCGAGATTGCTTTGTCCAAGGCGGGATGGGGTAATAAGACCATTAGCCATAATATAATTTTGTTAGTTTGTTTTGGTTTAGGTTTTTCAGGTCGGTCGAGGCGTCGTTCACTCAACAGCGTTATCCTTTCGGGCGCTCTGGTTACTTGTATGCTTATCCAACAGGAAATCGTAGATACCGTCAGCTAGGTGTTGACCCAGCTTGGTCGGTTTGGAGAACAAGATGTAGTCTTTCTTGTCGTCTCCGAAAAATGGTTCGCAAAGAACAGCAGGAAGGGCATCATTTTTCATGAAGCTGAATCCTCTGTCAGGTGCTTTGGCTGCTTTGACTCCTCTGTTTCGGTTACCATAAGCAGCGATAATAGATGTTTGGATGTGTTGTGCTAGTTTACGTCCTTCAGGAGACCCGTAACGATACCAAGTCTCGCAACCTCGGACAGTAGGAACACCAGAAGCATTAAAGTGAAGCTCTACGGCTAACGTAGCTCCGTCTAGCTTGAGCTTCTTTCGGATGTATGTCATCGCGGTGCGATAAGTCCGCCCTTCGTAGGACGAGTAAAGAATCGAACGCACGCCTTTATCTTGAAGGGCTTTTTTAAGCGCCTCCCCAGCTTTCAAGTTGTAGCTCCATTCGTCAACCGTGCCGTCGTAATTGACTGCACCTTGGTCACCCGGACGGGAATGCCCAATACAAATACCTACAAGCTCACCTCGCTTCAAGCTTCGCGGCGTATCGGAGCAGCTCTGCGATGGTTTCTTTCTCTTCAGGTGAGAAAGAATGTTCTTCAAGTATTGAAATAAAGTATGGAATTTCACTTTTACTTAGAGTTGTGCAACCAGTCGTCGATACGCTTATCCATGCGACGATGGCGATTCTTTTTATACGACTTAGTATACTCATCTTTCACTTTGAAAAAGACGTCAGCAATCTTAGGAAACGCAAGCATGAGCGATACCAGAAGCTTAATCATTCTTTGAGGCTGGTTTAGCCTTTCCGATGTTTAATGCGAGCCAGCTAACAACTTTGTTCGCACGGGAAATCCAAGCGTTAGCACTGTCGTTAGGGATAAGAGTAGCCAGAATACTGGCAACGGATACAACACCCGTGAGGAGTTGAATGACCGTTTCTTTGTTGGTGATTAACCAGTTAATTGTTTCTGTCATGGTTTCTATAGGTTATAGGTTGGAAAGTGCGAGTCTGCGCTCCACTTCGGCTCGGTAAGCTGGGTCTACTTCGTAGCGCTTACGCCCTGTGGCGTCGCGTTCCGACATTGCTGCCATGACTTGTGCACGGCTTTCAAAGGCTGAGACGCCAGAACCTGCTGTCTTGCCCTGTGCGAGCGTAGGTGATACGCCGTTGGCGTCTTCGTATTTACCCTTTAGCCAGTCAATAGCGAGAGCGGCTTGCTCGTCACTTCCTGTTTCCATGGCTTGGTTGTAAGCGCTAAGTTGTTTTTCGCTCATGTTATCCGAGGCCCATTCAGAAATCTTGTCATAAGACTCACGACCACCAACCTCTGCTAAGAGAGCCTCCTCGCCTGACTGTTGAATAGCAGATTGTCCTTCGATGTAGGAATCAACAAGCTCCCTACTAAGACCAACCTCTTGCAGTTTTGCGTAGGTGTCATCCGTAAGACTACCTTTTTCAAAGAACTCCATAGAAGCGCTAGTAATAGTGTCATTCTGGGAAGGTTCATCCTCGGACGTTTTCTCGGTGGGAGGCAGGTCTTCCTCGCTCGCATCGTCATCAGGAGTTCCCAAGCGCGTCTCTAGGTTGTTGTAGGCGTTCGCTAAGTCTTCTGGAGACTTGAACTTATCAGGGAGCCACTCTGGGCGGTCGTCCTGTGGCTGCTCTTGTTCTTCAATCTTAGCAGCTTCTTCTTCTAAGGTGACCTGCTCTGAAGCGGTCTTGTCATTGATTACATGTGTTTCAGTCATGGCTTACGGTTGTTGTTATTGTTGTGATTCTTCCGGGGGAGCTTCCGGTGGGGCTGCTGCTGCGTCTCGGGCAATGTTGCCTAGAGCAGCGGCTCCTTGCGGAGCGACTTTAGAAGCCATCTCCATCATTTGAGATTGTTGCATCTCTTGTTGCATCTCTTCCTGAGTCTTAATCAACCCAGCAGTCTTGATGCCTAAGCTGGTAGCTCTACGCTTAAAGTATTCATCAACCTTAACGAACTGCCCGATAGCTTGAGGGCCTACGACTTGCGCGGCTCCAGCCAAGAACATATCCAATTTTTGAAGGTCGTTACCTCGTCCAAGAGCCTCAACACCCGTAATGATTACAGGCTTGACCAAGTCTTTAGGAAGCTTAGGAAGACGACTGTCGGTAGTCATTAGGTCCATGACCCGGTTGACCATAGGAAGCTGTAGCTCGTTGCTTAACAAAGAGTAGAGACCGCCTAAAGATGACTCAAGCTCCAGAGTGAGCATACGAATTTCCTCGGCTGTTACCCGCTCTGCGTTGCGGACAACACCTGACGTAAGAAGGAAGGCTTGTCCCAAGCGCTCTTTGATTGTGTTAGCGGTGTCAGAAGCGATTCTAAAGTCATTGAACTTGTCCAGTTGAAGGACGGAGACGTCTTGAGCGTTGCCTTGTGTGATTGCACCGTTAGGGCTCTCAGCTAGAGTTTTAGACCTCGTCGTTCCGTTAGGGTTTACCAAGAACAGAACCTTGGCAGCAGCGGCGGAGCCCTCTACGATAGCCTGAGTAAGTGTCTCTAGGCTGATAAGGTCTCCAAGGTATTCTTCTACATATCCCCTACCATAATCCTCCCCATCAATCTTAGAGAAACGAAGGGGAATGTAGGGTAGTTTGTCCTTGGGGAAAGAACCCATAGAACTGTCAATGACGTTACCTTTAATTTCTTGGTGGACATACCACTTATCATCGACCAGCTCTACACAAGTATACAAATCGCAGTTCTTGCCTGTGGTTTCTCCTTCGAGGTAACCTGCTGCTGCCTTGAGTTCGTCGGTAAGGGTATTGTAGTTTAGAGTCTCCCGAGTGATAATTTTCAGCGGATTGCCCATAGGGTCCCGGCTGATTACGTAGCGGTCCAAGTGGAAGACCCTGAGTCCTCCCTCTGGTGGGATATACAAGAGCGAGTTGCCTGTGATGATGAGGTTTTTAAGAGCCTCATGGACGCCAACCCGGTAGGATTGACGACTGATTTCTTCCATCACGGAGTCCTCTACGGTTTGTAGCGCTGCCTCCATCTCCGTGATGATTTCTTGAGTAGCTCCTTCCGCACGAAGCTTAGGCTCGTCGAAGTTGAGGCGGAAAAACGGGGCATTGGGAGCCAGTAAGGCTAGTAGTAGTTTAGATGCTAAGTTGTTGACTCCTCTTGCTCCAATGCCCTGAAATGGTGTATATAGCCGTGAGTGTGAATTATGCCCATCTTCGGGCATAACATACGGTAAAGTTAGTTTAGATGCTTCTCTCGCCCTGTCGATGAAGGGCTGGCGTTCGCTTTCTAAAGCGTTATAGCGTGATTCTGCGGAAGTGTTCATTCAATAGGAATGTCTGGGTTAATCAAATCGTCAGGGTCGATTTCCACCCTAGACTCTAGTCCGCCAAGAAGGGCGACCAGTTGGTCGAACTCAGGGAAATCCCGTGGAGTCATCCCGTTGCGGAGTGGTGTGTTAAGGATTTCGTCGCTGGCGGGAATAAACATATCACCAACGCCGTCTCCGCTGTATATTGGCTCCGCTCCTGTAGTCCAATAATAGTGCTGACCACGGCTTTCTTCGGCGGCGCGTATACCATCTAGGATGATGTCAGCGGTTTCGGGGGTTGTTATAAATCCAATCATAGTGTTAGTCCTGAGCAAGTTTCCCAAAGGGTTTTCACCGCGTCTGTATATGAAGACCTGTGAGTTGAGCTTAATCCAGCACTAATTCCAAAGGCTCCTGATTTTGCGACTGTCGTTTGCGTAGTGGCTCCTGATGCTCCCGTCGATGAGCCGAAGCCCATGATGGGGTGGTCGTTCCAAGTTCCCGTCAAAGTTCCGGTTGTTGATGTATCCGAAATACCAGATGCGTTGCGTCTAGTCAGAGTTGTGTCCCCATCTTTACGGTTAGCTAATAAAACACCATGTGACCCCATATTTCCGTTATCCTCATTAACACCTAACCACGCGGCATGAGGTCTTAACCCAGTGGAAATAGTGTTAATTCTAATGCTTCTTGAAGTTACTCCTCCAGAACCGATAATAGATTGGTTGGACGAGGGGATTCCACGGTCTTTAGGGTCGGTGTCATCGTAGGCAAGAGCCATTAGACATGCGTTTTCATTAGTGAGGTCTTCGTCAGATAGCTTGTAATTAAGGTTGAAGCGGTTTGCGCTAGAGGATGCGGACGGGTGTGTAAAACCGCTTCCATGAGTAAACGAGCCTGTGAATGTTCCGCTTGTAGAACTAACAAGGCATCGAGCGTTCGGCGCTGCTGCACCCCAGATGGGAAGATAAAATCTCTTTAGACTTGTATACCATCCATCACTCTTGCCAGTAACGTAGAACGTATCAATCGCTGTTTTTTGTGCGTCCGAAACACTCACGCCGTCGCCCTCAAGTAGAGCTATGTAAGCATTCGCGTCGGGGTCCCCGCTGCTGCTTCCTGTAAGACTAGATTCTATAGGTCTAGCAACAGCAGTTGTAAGCGGAGCGGTAAGGGAACCCTTCGGGAACTGAAACATGATTAGTAAGCTTTGTTTTCGACAACAGGTTTTACTTCGACGACAACAGCAAGGTCAGGAGGTGAGGAACTTGAATCCCAACTAACGTTTACTCTAACTTTAGAAGCAGAGGTGGTGAATAGAACTGCTCCGTTGGCTGTAAAAGAAGCGTCAGAACCGATGTCAACCCAAGTGTCACCAATTTTATGTTGTAGTTTAACTGTTTGACTTTGGAAGTTACTTCCTGCAACAGCAAACATTCCTGTAGAACCGTTCCAGTCGATTTCAGTGTTTGAAGCCTGTGCCGGGTTTGTGATTGTTTTTCCGTAATAACTCATAGTGTTTAATAAGGTGATGCTCCGCTTCCCGCTGAGCCTGTTTTAGGAGCCGTCCTGTTAATAAGAAGAGAGCGTTGTCCTCCTCGACGTTGATTCTCTTTGCGGGTTTTACGCGCAGTCGATTCTACTTTCTTGACCTTCTGCATCGGCCTTGGTGGAGGCGTGGGAGAAGGAGGGGGAGGGGGCGGGGTAGGAGTCGAGCCGATACACATGGTTTAGAGGAGTTAATGTTAGTTATCTGGGATGGATGTTAGAGAGTTTTCTCGTTGTTCTTTATGCTTGAAAGTAAGAAAACGAATTACTGAGCGCTGCCCTGCATGAT